TTATATTTTCCACTTGATAACAATGTCCTCAGCTGTTACCTGAACCTTGTTTATAAGCCCTCTAACAAGTACCTTTTGACCTTCGTAGTCCATTGAAAAGACTTTCTCAGCGTTTAGCAGTTTCCTCATATCGGCCTTTCTTTTGTCTTTTCCGAGAGCTGGATCGTTTTCCAGTTCAGCCTCAAGAGTTCCCCTCATGCTTATAAATTCGGCTGACTTGCTCTGTAATTCCTCAAGAGTAATGCGATCGTCTATGTATAGATCGTTAAGTCTGCTCAATTTCTTTGATAGCTCCTCTATTTGTCTCTTGTAGCTCTCACGGTCTATAGTCTCAGCGCTGTCCTCTGAAAATATTTTGTCCAGGTAATCAGCGTCATCTTGCAGTTTGCTGATTTCTTTTAGCACATAGGCCTCTAGCTTGTCTTTGTAGTAAAATCCTGAGTCACACTTTTTATTGTCGTTATAGGTAGTAACGCCTCTCAGCGTTCGTGGGTGCCTTTGATGGCATTCATATTTTTTTAACCTGCTCCCATCTTTCCTCTTTACACCTAGCATAATTTTTAAAGGAGCGCCACAATATCCACATTGGGCGATACCAGATAGAATGTACTTAGCTTGGAATGGTCTAGGATTGACATTCTCTGCTGCCGTCCTTTGTCTAATCTTCAGTTCTTCCTTGGTCTTGTTGTATACCTCCTCTGTAATTATTGGCTCATGATTACCTGGATAAATTTCTCCCTTATACTGATTGAAACCGCAGTAGACAGGGTTATCTAGTATGGCTCTGACCGCCCGATAACTCCAAGGCACATGTTTTGAGTATTTCTCATTCAGATCATCCCTCAGCTTAGTAATGGATCTCCCTCTCAGATAACTCTCAAATATAAATTTAACAGCTAGAGCCTGAGCTGGATTGATAGTCACAGTTCCAGTTTCCTTGTGATAATTGTATCCATAGGATGTTTTAGCCCACATCATGGATTTTCCAGCCTTGGCCCGTCCTATTTTACCAAGTTGCATACGCTCCTTGATTTGCTCCCTCTCAAGCTGGGCAAAGACGCTCAAGAGCCCAATCATAGCCTTTCCAAAAGGGGTAGAGGTGTCAAAATTCTCCTGCAAGCTCAGAAAGGCTATATTATTCTTTATGAAAATATCTTCAATTAGATAAAGGGTATCTTTTTGACTACGGCTCAGACGGTCCAGTTTATAGACTAGCACTGTATCAAATTTTTTCCTTTTAGCGTCTTTGATAAGCCCCTCAAGTGCTGGTCTGTCAGTATTGGATCCCGAGAAACCACCATCAGTATATATCTTGTAGACGCTCCAGTCCTTAATATCGCAGTAGCTAGAGAGCTTAGCTTTTTGCTCCTCGATTGAGTAGCCCTCTTCTGCCTGTGAGGTAGTGGACACCCTGACATATATAGCTACTTTATTTATTGATTTCATTGCTTTTGTACCCCCTTTTTGATAAAATAGGGTATAGAAAAGAGGGCTTTTTAATGCCTATCTTTCTATACATCTTGCCTCACGCTCAGACTCGCCAAAGTTTGAGAGCGTGGGGCTTTTTTTGTTTGTGTAATCAAAAAAGCTGCACAATTATTGTACAGCTGTGACCGAGGCAGGAGCTACCTGCCGTATTTTGCACTAGATGAGTTCATCTAGGTAATCCAACTGTATTTTATCAAAATTTCTATTTAGCTGTCAAATATAATCCGTTCGGAACACTCTCCTCAGTCAAAATTTGAGAGTGTTTTTTGTTTGTTATGCATTATCATCTACTCTGTCTTGTAAGATGATCAATTTTTCTTTCAGGTCATTTACTCTTGCTAAATTACTATTCATTTCATTGATGTAGTAATTGATTTCATTGTGAATTTCTAAAGCGCTTGTTGGTGCATTTAGGGAGTTGAAATAATTAACTAATTCTTTGCAAAATTTAGCGTACTCACTGTGATACCTTATTTGCACTTGGCACATCATTAAATCAAATTTATTTTTGTCCCATGTTGGGAAATCGATATCAAGATTTGTAGGGTATCCTTTAGCTGAGTGTATCTCCCATAGCGACGAATATTTATCAGCAATACCCCTCCCTTCATCAGTCAAAAGTGTTTTGCCGTCATCATCATAAAGCAATGAGTTGTCTTTGAATTTTCTTGTTATTTTTTCAGCATTTAGATTGTAATCATGAAAAAAATATTTAGGGATTGATATAGTTGATTTTCTTCCACTCTTTGTTTTCCCCCACCAAACCAAGAGTAGTAACTCTCTAAGAGGATAACCCTCTGGAGTTTTAAAGCTATCGTTGTATTTTGGAAAATCAAAGCCTCTTCCATATATTTCAAACATATTAGGTCTTGAGTTTAGTATTTTGAAATACTTAGGCCGATAGTAGTCAAATTCTTTAGGCGGAGCAATAGTAACGGAAATTTGTTGCGACTCTTTTGGCTTTTTACTCCCAAATAAAAAATTAAATATTCCCATATTAAAACCTCTCTAATGTGGTTCAGTGATTGCACATATTTTTTTAAACCTTATAAATATCTACGACCTCTCCGATTGTACGGATGTCGTCATTTTCTGTTAGATGGATTTCCTCATAGCTATTATTGAGACTTTGCAAGTACCAAGAACCATCATAATCTCTTTTAAGCTTTTTGACGAAGTTCTTGCCGTTCACTTGGAAAATGCCGATTGAGTTGATATCCACTTGACTAGTGACCTTGATAAATAGAAGGTCATTATCTTCTATGAGTGGCTCCATTGAGTCGCCTGCCACCTTAGCTATCGTGTCGTATTCCTCTGGCACATCTTCAGTTCTGAGCTTTACTTCCATGTGTAGATTGTCTTCCTGAAACGTTCCATGTCCTGCTGCAACCAAGCCTTCTACATAATCAGTAATGTAGTCCTCGTCGTCTTGAGACTTATCAAAGATAGAGATAATCTTAGAGCTGTTTTGTTCTTCTAGTTGTTCCTTGGCATAGTCAAGGACTTTTTCTTGTTTAGGCTCTTCTAGTTGGTTGTAGATGGTTAGGATTTCAGATTCGTTCTTAGGTGTCTTTAATAAATAAGAAAATATCTCAGGTCTAATATCCAAAGCTGAACAAATTTTTATAGCATTTTCCACGTTAGCATTCATTATTCCTCGCTCTAATATAGAACGAACAGTTGAATAAGGCATGCCATTTTCTTCTGCAAAAGATTTTACAGAACTATAACGAGAAAGAATTAGTTGCTTTAGTTTTTCTTCGTTCATGGTTACCTCTCTTTCTGTTTTTTATTATACCACACGATTTTTCGTATGTCTATAAAAAAAAGAAAGAAAAAAACGATTTTTAGTGTTGACAAACACGAAAAATGGTGTTAAACTTATATCAAGCTCAGATGAGCTTAATTTTAAAACTAAAAACACGAAAAATCGTGTTAGAAAGGAATGCTATGTTAAATATTGATAAAGCTCGAAAAGAAAAAGGTGTAGCGATTGTAGATATGGCCGATTATTTGGGTGTGAGAGCTCAGACGGTAAGCGACAAAATTAGTGGCACTTATGATTTTAAGTTTACTGAAGCTCTCGCATTACAACAAAAATTTTTTCCAGAATACGATTTAGAATATCTTTTCACTAAAGCAGTCGAAACTGCTTAATTTTAAAACTAAAAACACGAAAAATCGTGTTAGAAAGGAATGCTATGAACGAACTAATCAACGTAACTCTGAATGACAATCATGAGCCGATTGTATCTGGTCGTCAATTGCATGAGGCACTGGGAGTTAAAACAGCTTATAAAGACTGGTTTCCACGAATGACGGAATATGGATTTACAGAAGGTGAAGACTTTAGCTCATTTTTGAGCAAAAGTACTGGAGGTAGACCTAGCCAAGACCACATCATCAAACTAGACATGGCTAAAGAAATCGCCATGATTCAGCGAACGGACAAAGGAAAAGAAGTCAGACAGTACTTCATCCAAGTGGAAAAGGACTTTAACAGCCCTGAGAAAATCATGGCAAGAGCTTTACTCATGGCTGATCAGAAAGTCCACAAGCTGGAGGCTCAGATTGAGGCTGACCGTCCTAAAGTGCTATTTGCCGACGCAGTCAGTGCTAGTCACACATCTATCTTGGTTGGAGACCTAGCTAAGCTCATCAGTCAGAATGGTTTCAAAATTGGAGCAAATCGCTTGTTTAGCTGGCTACGTGACAACGGTTATCTTATCAAGAAACGTGGAGCTAGTTGGAACATGCCTACGCAAAAATCAATGGAGTTAGGTTTGTTTGAAATCAAAGAAACTAACATCCAGCACGCAGACGGTCATATCAGTATCAATAAGACTAGTAAGGTCACTGGTAAGGGCCAACAGTACTTTATTAACAAGTTCCTTGATCAGGAATGCTTAACAGGATAGAAAGGGGCAATATGAAACAGTTAAAAGTAATCATCAAACCCAAGCAGGAACCTACTGAAGGTCAATGTCTGCGTTCGTCAGGCTACTCAATAAAAATCAATGACTGGGAACTCGGTCGTGGGGTTACTAGCTTTAGACTGGAAATGCCTGCGGAAGAGAAACCAAAAATCACTATCACAGCAATTCCAGATGTCATGGAAATCGATGCGACAGTGATTGCTGATATTCAGAGTTTACGATCTGAAGAAACATCAAATCATAAAGACTATGAGCAGCAGAAGGCGTTTTTAGAAGATTTGCTGTCATATTCTAAGTTGCTTAAAAATAATGATTTTCATTCAAAGATTATCATTTCAGCAGATGGAGTTTATTTGGAGCAAACAAAAGAGTTTCACCCACTTGATGAAACTCAATTGGATTGATGACGAACTGGAAGTCAGTTTGGATGAATTAAGATAATAAAAAAGCCCCTCTAGAACGGCAATTTCATTGAGGGACTAAGCAAAATACTTTACGAGGTAATTATATCATGAAAACAGTAAAAAAGGAATGGGAGCCACGGATTGTAAACATCATGGCAGATGGCTCTCAAGTTGACGATCTGACAGGATATGTCATCCCTGCTGGTCATTCGTACTATGACATCATTTTAGGAATGCACAAGCGAGAGTTACAGAAAGGGGCTTAAATATGAGGTATGCAGTATATTCTAAGAAATACTCACGAAAATTACACATCTATCAATAACACTTTCACTCAAGATAAGCAACTGAAACCAGCCACAATAGGGATTTTGGCAGTCATACTGACTAATAAGTCTGATTGGGTTGTGTATCCTGACGAGATTGCACGACGTCTAGGAATAAGTAGGCGCACCGTAGATGAGCACTTTAAGCTTTTAGAGAAAGCAGGCTATCTCAGAGTATACCGCTTAGGGCTAGGCAGAGGCAAAGGCGTCACAGTACATAGATTTTTTTCAGACATGCCTATTTCAGATGACTACTTTGAGTATCTAAAAACTAATCTTGAGAAAGAGTTATCCACAGATGACGGAGTTTAAAAATACAGTTGGAAAATATTGCCATGTGTAAAATTGCCATGTGTAAAATTGCCATGTGTAAAATTGCCATGTGTAAAATTGCCCTCTAATAAATACTAACTATACAACAAGTACTAACTATACAATAATCTAAGCCTAACGGCACTAACTTAGTAATAACTACTAACTTTACAACAAACTACTACTAATCTAAATAAAAGAAAGGGATAACTGAGTTATCCACAGGAGAAAAATCATGATTGACAAAGACCAAATTATCAAAGCACAGCAAGAAAAAATTGAACGCATTGAACAGCTACAAGAGGATTTACATAAATTGTCCGTGTTCGGAATACTTACTGTAAATATCTTAGGGCTCCCTGATGAACTGGAAACCTCGCTAAAAGCCGTCCATGATGTCTCACATACTATCAAGGATGTATTGAATGGCATGAGTCCCAAAGAGGCTATTGAGAAAAATATGGCAGAAAATGAGGAGGAAGAATAATGTTAGCAAAACTAAAAGAATTTTTTGGACTAGATGACCTTTGGGGTGACGGCCAATCAAAATCAAACAGCAATCTAATTGATGTCAGAACCCTCCAAGCTGAAAATAAACAGCTTAAAGCCATCATCAAACAACAAAACGACCTACTAAAAGAGCTCTCTGAGGAAAACATGGAGCTTGGAAGTAGTCGCAGACGGTATGCTGATACAGTCTCAATGCAACAGCGCCTAATTGACGTCTATCAAGACATGGCAAACTAAGGAGGCAATCAATGGACAGAGGACTATTTGGCACCTTTGACTATGATCGTGACTACTTGCAACCGCCTGAACCACGAGAAGAACTTGACCCAAGCGAGTATGTATATATTGGGTGTGGTCAGTATCGATATGTAGGTGATGAAGTATGATTCATGAACTACACGAAGAAATCGATAACTGGCGAGCTGAATATATTCATCTTGGCCGAGAACTCGGAGAAATTATCAACAAACAACAAAATATTATTTTAAAATTGCAAAACGAAAACAGACGTATAAAACGTGAGAATTGGAATTTGAAGAAAACGAAAGGAAGAAAGAAATGAGTTACGAACAAATATCAGAGTCAACATATTATCAAAACATGAGCTACTGGGACAAAGTTGCACAAAATTATAGGGTGCTAGGCGGTCTAGGAATTTGTGACAACGAAACAGGCGAAGAGCTTTATACAGTATAAGGAGAAGAAAATGACTAATAATCAATTATCAACACAGATAAAACGTGACATCACTACTGACCCAAGTTTATTGACTGGGGCAGACATCAAAAAGTATTTTGACCCACAAAACCTACTGACTGAAAAACAAGTAGGTCAGGCTCTAGCCTTGTGTAAAGGTCGCAATCTTAACCCATTTGCTAACGAGGTCTACATTGTAGCCTATCAAAACAATAGCGGCACAGAGTTCAGCTTGATTGTCTCAAAAGAGGCATTTATGAAACGTGCTGAACGTTGTGAAGGATATGATGGTTTTGAGGCTGGAATTACTGTCATGAGAAATGGAGAAATGATAGAGATTGAGGGCTCTCTTAAATTACCTGAGGACATTCTAATAGGGGGTTGGGCCGTTGTCTATCGTAAAGACCGTTCACACAGATATAAGGTCACAGTTGACTTTAATGAGTATGTCAAAACAGACAGAAATGGCAATCCACGGAGCACTTGGAAATCAATGCCAGCCACTATGATCAGAAAAACAGCTCTAGTGCAGACTCTTAGAGAGGCTTTCCCTGACGAACTTGGGAACATGTATACAGACATCGATGGTGGAGATACATTTGACACAATCAAAGATGTCACTCCTCAAGAGAGCCGTGAGGATGTCGTAGCACGCAAGATGGCTCAGATTGAGCAATTCAACAAAGAGCAAGAGGCAAATCATGCAGATCCTGAACCTGCTCAAACTGAGGAGCCAATCCAGGGCGAGTTGCTAGACGGTGAACTTGAATATTAGGAGGAAAACATGCAAGAATTACAGGTAAAAGTAACACAGGCACAGGTTGAAATCATTGACCGTGAGAAATTTGAGCAGAATATCAATGAGGTTGTGACCAAGTATCAAAATTACACAGTTACAGCTGCAACCATCAAGGATGACAAGCAGACACTTGCTGATCTACGAAAATTAGACAAGCAGGTTTCTGATGAACGGATCAGGAATAAGAAAGTCTTATCTGAACCAGCTGACGAATTTGACAAGTATGTCAAGAATGCCATCCAGCCTCTAAAAGACATCATCACTAAAATTGCTAGTGATGTCAAAGAGTTTGAAGAACATCAAAAGGCTGTCCGAATTGACACAGTCAAAGGCTATCTAGCCAACAAATCAGCTGAGTACATGCTGGACCCTCGCCTATTTGATGAAAAGGCCCTTGATTATGTCAAGGTTGGCGATTTCATGGCTGACGGTGTGACGCTTAAAAAAGCCACTATGAAGTCACTTGATGACATGGTCACATTTGAGTTTCAGAAACAGCAAGAATTTGAAAAGGCTAAGTCAGCTATTTCAGGGTTATGTGCTGAGTATGGTATGACTGACTCACCTTACATTAGACAGTTGAAAGACTTGACTCTTGCTGAGGTCTTTGAACAAATCAAAGCTGACTATGAATTTGAAAAGCAAAAGGAAGAACTCAGACAAGCTCAAGAACGAGCTGAACAAGAGCGTAAGGAACTTTTAGCAGCTCAACAAACTAAACAGCAGGAACAAGCTCCAAAATCAACGGAGACCCCAAATTTTGACCCAGAGACAGGCGAAATCTTAGACGGTGGGCCAATCCCTCAAAACGAGCAGAACGCTCTCAGAGGGGCCGAAAATAGCCTAAAAAGATATACCCAAAAAATGACTTTGGAGGTGTATTTTGTAGATACAGCCGAAAAAGACCGTTTCAAGGCTACTCTTGAACAAGCAGGGTTTAAATTTAAGGAAAACTATCAAGTCAGCGGTTATCAACGTATTGAGCCACTGACTCAGACTGAACTCAATGAACAATGTGGGTGGTAATTATGGACATCAGAAAAGTATCTGACAGCGTATCCATCTACTCGGACGGCAAGAGATTGCAGGTTATCCACAACCTAGGGGATGAGTTTATCTTAGATTTTGAAATTAAAAATCACAAAACCATAAATATTGACGACCTAAGCCCTCGCATCGTGAGTGAGATTACCCCAATTTTTAAAGTGAGCGGGTATTGCTCACGGCGTGGAGAAGACACCCAACGCTTAAAATGGGCCATCCGTCAATTTGAAGACTTTGACGAGTACCTGATTGCCCATCAAAGCGAACTGTTAGAGTGGTGGAGAAATCCAGGAGAGGAAAGAAAATGAATGATTTTATCAAAGAGATTGGGATGGCTATCCTATGGATGTTTTTAGGCTATCTCTTGGGAGAGCGTAGCGCTAGAGAGGACAAAACAGATGATCAATAACGTCACATTGGTTGGGAGGCTTGTAGCGCCTCCTGATCTACGAAAAACGCCTAACAACGTATCTAGTTTGAAGGGCACACTTGCGGTCAATCGCAATTTCAAGAATGAGAATGGAGACCGTGAGGCTGATTTTATCAATTTCCAAGCGTGGAGAGGTACAGCTGACATCATTGCTCAGTATTGCAGCAAGGGCTCACTTATCGGGATCATTGGACGCATACAAGTCAGGAGTTACGAGAAAGACGGACAGCGTCGATATGTGACCGAAGTAGTCGCTGAGAGCGTCGCTCTGCTAGAAAGTCGCAACAGTCAGCAAGGGCAAGGCAACAGTTTCCAAAATGGAAATAGCTCACCTTTTGCCGATCCGAACCCGTTTGACCTCCCAGATGACGGCTTGCCGTTTTAGGAGGTGTCAATGTCAGACAAAAAAATGACTGTTTGGGCATTGTTTGACAGTGGGAATGGTAGCTATACAAAAGGCGTTAAAGCTCTGAATAGTTCGGGGGGGGCGAACATTGACATCTATCCAATCGGAATAGATATAGAAAACAAGAATGATCATTTTATAAATTTGAACCTTGCTGACTATGGGCGCTTGTTTGGAGACAACACACTTTTTGACAAACTTGACAAGTTGCCAAAGCCTGATTTGATAATAGCTAGCCCACCATGTGAAAGCTGGAGTAATGCTAGTGCTATGTGCGAGGGTAACGCTTGCTGGAAACAAGAAGACCTCTCAGATAGCCTCTTTGCTCCACAAAGGGAGCCTAGCATGTTTACAATCAGGAACGCCTCTGACTACGAGAAAGCCTATATAAATTATCAGTATGACCGTCAATTTATGAAGAGAGTCAATGGGGAGCTTTGTGCTTTCAATACCATTGAGATCATCAAGCGGTATAACCCTAAATATTTCATCATAGAGAACCCCGCAAGTGGGCGCTTGTGGAAATATATTGAGGATGTCATGGATTTCAAGCTCCCACATCTCAATCTCACACGCTACAACAATTATGACTACCCTTTGCAGAAACCTACAAAGTTTGCTAGTAATCTTGATTTGGGTCTTAAAAATGACATTATCAAGCCAGAAATTGAGTGGGGAAAATTTTCTAAGTCATACAACGAACGGTCAAACATTCCAAAAAACCTAGTAATAGAGATTTTTACTAAGGTTTACAATGAATTTTTACAGGAGAAACAACATGATAACTAAAATCAATGTCCCAAAAACATCAATCGTAATCGAGATTGAAAATAAAGAAATCAAAATTGAGAATATGATTGGCTATGATATGAAGATGGTTTTTAGAAACCAGGACGCAGAGCCGTCTTTGGATGAAAATGGGGACGTTTTTGAGCCTCTCTACTGGCTAGACATTAAGGCCAAACCTGAGGAGGACGTAGAATACCATACAAGTTTAGGAGTGAAGAAAGAAAAAAGAAAACTAGCTGAGTTACAAATATTCTTTGAATATATTGAGGCTAACAAACAAAATCTTTTTGATCTCTGTGGATTGAGAGGGGAGCTTAGTTAGGATGAAATTAACCCTGAACATTGAGCCTAAGCCCCAATCACGGCCACGGTTTGCAAGACGTGGAAATTTTACCACGACTTATGAAGATAAGGGCATGAAAGCCTGGCGCAATCATTGTCAGCTGCTCATTGCTAATCAGTACATAGGCCAGCCTATTCTTGAGGGAGCTCTGAGGGCAAAGCTTAGATTTTACATCAAGCCTCCTCAGTATATTTCCAAGGTCAAGAAGAACCAACAGGCCCTCCTGGATGAGATTATCCCTGTAGGCAAAAAGCCTGACATTGACAACTACGAAAAAGCCCTATATGACAGTATGTCAGGGATTGTCTTCCAGGACGACGGTCAGATAGCGCTACATGATGTAGGCAAGTTCTACAGTCTAAATCCACGGATAGAGGTAGAGGTGGAGGTTATGGAACCCCTGAGTATTTAAAGAAATGAGGAGCAGATGGCTGACTACGCATTATATCAGGGTGATGTGTTTGTTACGCTTGGGACATTAGCGCAGATCAGTAGCGAAACAGGAATTACTGAAAGGATGTTAAAGTACTACACTTACACATCACACCAACGACGAAACCCAAACGGTAGGGCCGTTATTAAAATTGAGGAGGAAGATAATGAGAATTAAGACATCAAATGACACGATCGTTCACGTCAATAAGTCTCAACGTAGTATCACTATAGAGGGGGTTGAGCTTAGTGGGGATTGTCGTGCTCTGGTTTCAGACAATAAGAACGGAACAGGCACAATTACCCTGATCTTTGACGGAAAAATTATTTAAAGGAGGTGGAGTGATGGAACGACCTGAACGATACCCATCGGGGCACTTCATTCCTGAACTTATTGAAGATGAAGATATTATCTTTAACAAAGACAGTGAATATCACAAACAGAAGAAAAAAGAAAAGAAGAATCCTATTTTTAAAAGAAATAAGCCCCGAAATAGATGGGCGCTTTAAGGAGGTCACAGAATGAGCCTTACGCTAAATAGCACAATTGGAGACTTAGTTTTGGCAATCGGAAAAATTATCGTTGAGTCTGACGGTAAAACCAATACAGCGATGCTAGAGATACCCGATCAAGACTTCTACTTAGAAATTGCCGTAAAATTAAAGAAGGAGGCAACCGAATGAGACGTTTTATCGCAATCTGGATTTTATTGTCTGCTGGATTGAACATCTGGCAGATGGACAGGATTAGAGTTTTGGAAGAAAAGCACCCGATGGTTATCTATAAAGCTGATAATCAAGGCGCAGAAATCAAAGGCAGAGTCGTTCACAAAGAAAAAATAGGCGACCTGTACACAGTTACAATACAGAACTACGGCATTTTCGTGGTATCGCAAGACAACTACGAATCTTTAAGGATTGGAGGCGAGGTGAGACTATGACACCAAAATTTAGAGTGTGGGATAAACATAACCAAAATATGTTTGCTAATGATGAATTGATTATTTGGAATAACAATGTTTATGCTAACGATAGCAAAAAACTTTCATGGAATTACTTAAAAGGCTGGTCGATTGATGAAGAATACCTTATGCAATCAACAGGCTTGTTTGATGAAAATGGGGTAGAAATCTTTGAGGGGGATATAGTACAATTTGAAGATTATTATGAAGTGTCCGATTCCCTGTATATAAACAAAGGTATTATAGAATGGTGTCAAGGCGGCTTTCATGTTACCAATAGAGACTCTGTATTAATGGAAGATTTGCTTGATGGAGACTCATTAGATGTTACAATCATCGGTAACATCTACGAAAATCCAGAGCTTTTGGAGGTAAATCATGACACTATTCGATGAAGTACAGCAACTTAGCTCAGAAAGCCATGCTAAATGGTTTGAGCGTTATTTTAAGAAATATAACCTAGAAGGAAAACTAAAAACTTCTGCTCAAAAAGGTTATACAGGCTATTTAATCGATGTTTGGTCAGTTAGAGACGAATATCTCAGGAATCGATTAGGAGATGAAAGAACGTTGGAAGCGTTAAGAGAATTATTAGGAGCTGGCTTTACTGTCAAATATAAGCTTTATCTATCTAAAAATTTTTTCACTGGCCAAGATTTCGTTTCTAACAAGAAAATTCACATAACCTGGTAATAAAAAAAGCCAAGACACTCTCTGCCTCAGCTATAATCTCAATAATATTATTATATCACAAAGGAGATAGAGAGTGAACAAGGCTAAAGAGCTATTGAAAGAATTACAAGACCTTGACATGGACATCCAAAGCCGTATAGATGAAATCAATGAGCTTGAGGCAGGTTTGCTCTCAAGTCCCAAGTGGACAGACGTTAAAGTCCAAGGTGGTCATGCTAGAAAAGTTGATGACGTGTACGCTCAGTTGATCACGATGAAAGAGGCTATAGAACAGGATACTAAAGAGGTTATCAACAGAAAGCTTGAATTAGGTAGGTTGATTAACAAGCTGACAAATCCAAAAAGCAGGTCTGTTCTTAGAATGACTTACATTACTAAGATGTATGTTGATGATATTTGTGACAAAATGGAAATCAGCAGAACAACTTTCTACACTTGGCGGAATATGGCTATCTCTGAATTGAATGAGGTTTTGGAGAGAATGGAACTAAATTGAACTTTACAAAACCGTACGGGAAAAAATGATACTTGTTAGCACAGTTTTGTAATTCTGTTAGAATGGTAGTATCAAGAATTAAGGGTAAGGCAGTAAGCCTTCCCTGACACGGAGAGTTGGCAGAGTCAGGTTGAATGCGCCCGTTTGCTAGACGGGTGGTCGCCTATGTGCGGTCCGTGGGTTCGAATCCCACACTCTCCTTTGAGTATTTTGTGTCCCAGAATGGGGTAGGCAGTAGGCTTAGCATTCATAAATTACTCATTAACTTACAAATGGTTGCGGAGCGACTGGACCTTGCATGATTGCATAGCTACTTATATCCTAGGTAAGTTATAAGCTAGGCGGTTTGATTCCCTCAGAGGTTTTAAAGACTACAAAAAATAAAAAAAGGAAAACTTTCAAATTAATTACTAATTAACACGCAAGTCTGTAGTCTGCTTGCACTGAGTCACTCTTTGAGTGGCTTTTTTGATTTACAAAACGAACAAATAGGAGGTAATAGGTTGGGCAGAGCACGAGACCCAAACCGAGATAAAGCTTTTGAGATTTATAAGCAGAATAACGGAAACATCACTAACCGCAAGCTTGGTGAAATGTTGGGCGTGCCTGAAAAAACTATCTCAGTTTGGAAGTTAAGAGACAAATGGAGCGAATGTAGTACTACAAAAAACAAAAGTAGTACTACCAAACGAACACGGGGAGCGCCGAAAGGCAACAAGAACAGCAAAGGCGGAAGTATAGGCAATCAAAACGCCCTCAAACATGGACTGTTTGCTAAGTATCTACCTCAAGAGGTATATGAGATAGCGCAAGAGCTTTCAGAAAAACAGCCTATAGACATCCTTTGGGAAAATATCATGCTGACCTATGCTAATCTTTTGCATGCTCAGCGTATTCTTTACGTTCAGGACGTTGATGATACTACTACCATGCTGATTGCCAGCACAGCTAAAGGCAGTGAAAATTATGAGGTTCACACGGCATGGGATAAGCAAGGCAAGGCCTTAGCTGCAATGGCAAGAGCACAGTCAGAGCTTAAGAGCATGATTAAGACCTATGACGAGCTCACACGCTCCCCTCTTGTTACTGAGGAGCAACGCTTGAGGATTGATAATCTCAAGGCTCAACTAGGCTCTAACGATGAAGATGACACAGTGATTACTGGATTTACATTCGATAGGAGTGAGTATAATGGCAATACTGAACCTAGCGAAACTGATTAACCCAGTATTTGATGAAGTCCTCTACACACTCAAGAGCCATATAGTGCTCAAGGGTGGCCGTGCCTCTACCAAGTCATCAGTAGTCTCTATTGACCTTGTAAATGACTTTATCAATGATCCTATGGGGAATGTGGTAGTCTTGCGAAAAGTAGGTAAATACCTGAGAATGTCAGTGTATGAGCAGATAAGATGGGCCATTTATGAGATGGGGCTAGCTAATCAGTTCAAGTTTGGGAAATCTCCCTTACAGATTACACATAAGAAGACAGGCACAGCCTTTTATTTCTACGGTGTAGACGATCCAATGAAACTCAAATCCCAGAAGATAGCCAAAGGATATGTAATGTCTGTTTGGTTTGAGGAACTTGCTGAATTTGCAGGCCGTGAGGACATTGATATAGTTGAGGACACTTTCATCCGTCAAGAGCTACCGAATGGCAAAGAGGTCAAAGTCTATTTCACATACAACCCTCCAAGAAATCCCTATGACTGGATAAATGAGTGGGTTGCTGAGAAAGCTAGTGACCCAACTTACATGATACATCACAGCACCTACCTTGATGACAAGTTAGGTTTTTTGTCTAAACAGATGAAAGACAAGATAGAGCGATATAAGGAGACGGACCCTGACTACTACCGTTGGATGTATTTGGGCGAGGTAATCGGTTTAGGTAATCATGTTTATAACATGAGCTATTTTAAGCCACTAGAAAGCCTCCCTGACAACGATAAAGTGATAGGTATATCATTTGCCCTAGACACAGGACACCAACAATCAGCGACGGCCTGTGGAGCTTATGGCCTCACTGCCAAGGGCAATGTTATCTTACTTGATACGTTCTACTATAGTCCAGCTGGTAAGACCATCAAAAAGGCGCCTAGTGAGCTCTCTGTGATGATACATGACTTTATAGACAAGGTCATGAAGACTTACAGAGTACCTAAATTAAAAATGACTATTGATAGTGCTGAGGGGGCTTTGCGTAACCAGTATTTCAAAGACTATGGCGAGCGCTGGCACCCTGTGGCTAAGAAGAAAAATCAGACTATGATTGATATGGTTATTAGCTTACTAGCTGAGGGGCGTTTCTACTACCTTGACATCCCTGCTAACAGGGTTTTCGTTGAAGAGCATAAGATGTACCGATATGATGACAAGACTATCAATACTGATGACCCAAAAGTCATCAAGGAAGATGACCACACGGTGGACGAGTTCAAGTATTTTGTCCTAGACAACGCTAGAGAGCTAAGACTAAAAGCCTAAAGGAGCTAACAATGGGAATAGTACAGACTATCAAGAATTTTTTCACAAGGAGCAAGTATGTGATGACAACACAGAACTTAACAAATATCACTGACCACCCTAAAATAGCTGTGTCATCCGCAGAGTATGACCGAATAAGGGAAAATCTCAAGTATTATGCAGGACATTATCCACAGATTGAGTACATTGACAGTAACGGAACGCCTCGAAAGCGAGCTTTCAACCATCTGCCTATTGGGCGTACAGCAGCTAAGAAGATTGCAAGCCTAGTGTTTAATGAACAGGCTGAAATCAAGCTAGACGACAAGGACGCTAATAAATTCATTCAGAAACAGCTACAAGATGACAGATTTGTCAAGAACTTTGAGCGTTACCTGGAGAGTGCTTTGGCGCTTGGTGGCTTAGCCATGAGGCCATACGTCGATAGAGACAAAGTAAGAGTCTCTTTCATTCAAGCACCTGTCTTTTTGCCTTTGCAAAGCAACACGCAGGATGTCTCTAGCGCTGCTATCATCACTAAGACAACCAAGTCAGAGGGTAATAAGCAGAAGTTTTACACGCTGATTGAACTGCACGAATGGGGCAAGGATGACAAGTACACAGTCACTAATGAGCTCTACAAGTCTGATAATCAGAACGTGGTAGGCTCTAGGGTTCCTCTATCAGACCTCTATGAGGATCTTGAGGAAGTAGTAGACCTGAACGGTTTGAGTCGTCCGCTTTTTACTTATCTGAAAACTCCAGGGATGAATAACAAAGACATTAACTCAGCTCTTGGCTTGTCTATTTTTGATAATGCTAAGACCACCATGGACTTTCTTAATACGACCTATGATGAGTTCATGTGGGAGATTAAGATGGGTCAGCGCAGAGTAGCTGTGCCTAGTCAGATGATTAAAGTTGAGTACGATCAAGAGGGCGAGAATGTCGTGGTCAAGCGTGAGTTTGAGGCAGGGCGTAACGTCTATGAACAGATTGACTCAGGAGATATGGATAAAGGCGTAGGTATCACCGACCTTACAACGCCTATCCGCTCGGATGACTATATCAAGGCTATCAATAAGATCCTGGCGATTTTTGAAATGCAGATAGGAGTATCTTCTGGCACGTTCACCTTTGATGGTAAGAGCTTGAAAACGGCTACTGAGGTTGTCAGCGAGAACTCAGACACCTATCAGATGAGAAATAGCATTGTCAGCTTGGTAGAGCAGTCACTGAAAGAGCTCATTATCTCAATGCTAGAGCTAGGCAAAGCCTACGGACTCTACAAGGGAAACATCCCTGACATGGAGAAAATCAGCATTAACCTTGATGATGGAGTCTTTACAGACCGAAACGCTGAACTTGACTACTGGGTTAAGGTTGTAAATGCTGGTTTTGCCACGGACGTCATGGCTATTGAGAAAGTGCTCAACGTGACCCCTGAGAAAGCTAAGGAAATAAAGGCTGAAATTAGTGGCAATGCTATCAGCGAGGCTAACGACGGCAGGAGTGATGAAGATGTTGAAATTTATGGTAATTGATAGGCTGAGGCGTTTATTTGGAATAAAAAGCCCAAGCAAGCTAATAACTGAGGGACTTGTAAGAGCTTATGAAAGAGAAGAAACCAATCAAGCTAAATGATGAGCAGTTAATGCTTGACGCCAGTAACGTTGCAGACATCTATCATCAGCTAACTCTTGAACTCTTTGACCAGGTAATAGATCGTATCAAAGAGCGTGGCTCTGCTAGCCTTGATGATAACCCTTATATTTGGCAACTTGAGAAAATGAATGAGATGGGCCTACTCAATGAGGACAATGTCAAGCTCATTTCTGACCGCTCAGGGATTGCTGAGGAACAGCTTAGGCATGTTATCCAAAATGAGGGCTACAAAATCTATAAAGACACCAAACAACAGCTTTTAGAGGCGACTGGTGGAGGTGGTTTTGCTGGTAACTCTATCATTCAGACCAATCTAGCTGCTTATGTCAATCAGGCTATGGGAGATATAGACAACCTCATCAATACCACTCTACCAATGAGTATCAGAAAGGTTTATCAGTCCATAGTCCAGGAGAGCGTGGCCAAGGTTGTCACAGGACTCACTACCTCAGACAAGGCTATCTCTGACACAGTCATGAAATGGGCTAAAAAAGGCTTTTATGGCTTTACTGATAGCCAAGGCAAACGGTGGAAAGCTGATACCTACGCTAGGCAAGTTATCAAGTCCACGGCTTGGCGTGTCTATCGTGAGGTCAGAATGGCTCCTGCTGAGGAGTTGGGTATAGATACCTTTTACTATCACAAAAAGGCCACAGCAAGAGAGATGTGCGCCCCTCTGCAACATCAGATAGTAACTACTGGAGTTGCTAGGACGGAAAAAGGGGAGCGTATTTTGGCGCTATCAGACTACGGATACGGATACGCTGGAGGTTGTCAGGGTATTAACTGTACTCATGAGATGACGCCATACATCCCAGGGGCTAACTACAAGCCTGATTTGCCTGACGAGTTAAGAGACTTGACTCCAGAGCAAGCAATAGAAAATGCAAACGCTCAGGCTAAACAGAGGGCCCTAGAGAGGTCTATCAGACAGTCTAAGGAATTTCTACACGTTGCAGAGAAACTAGGTGACCAGGAGCTGATAGACAAGTATAAGAGCAAGGTTAGGATCCAACAGGGAGCCATGAGAGACTATCTCAAACAGCACCCATTTTTACACCGTGATTATGCTAGAGAGAAATACTATGATGACCCTTATACCAAAGCTAAGAAAGAGGTTAAGGTCAGAAAAGAACTTGAAAAGCTGGAAAAACACAGAGCAGAACAAAAAGAAATGCGTGAGAAGTTTAATTCAGCTGTTAAAAGTGGTATAATTAAGACGGAAATCAATAACGAACATTTTGAAAACCACATTAGAGGCACTAAGGGATATGAGAAATATCTCCAGAAGAACTTAGAAAAAGGAGCACCTCCACCAAGCTATCTGACAATCACTAAAGAAGAATGTCAGGCACTAGTTGATAGGTATGCTGGAACAGGACAGTTCAAGTATGATCCAAAATCAACCAAAATGCAGGAAATTATCTCACAAAATAAACCTATAGGAACCTATATAGATCCTAGAACTGGTGAAGTCGTTGAGAATACTACTGATTTTCGTATTCATTACAGTAAAACAGGCTCACATATTGTGCCAACTATCAAAGGGAAAGGAGACCGTAAATGAGTAAACAACTTTGGAACTACCTACGCTCAAGAGTTCAGGTAGTAAATAGTGACGGTGAAGTCATCAAAGGGCTTGTCACAGATTTTATTGACGAAATGGACAATGATGAGCAAGATGAAATCACTATCCTCATTGACAATCCTAGCCCTGATGAACCGACTGAGATTTCTCTCTTTGAGAGTCAGATTATTTCAATTAAAGCAATCTCATAGCACTTAGAACAATCTAGGCGCTTTTTTCATGCAATAAATTGCTATAAACCACTGTAAACCGTGTCGAAATCGAGGCGGTTTTTCTTTTGCCCTGGAGCATGGCGTAAAACTGTCTTAATTTGTCCATGTGACGTAAAAAAGGAGGAGTTAAGACATGAGTCTTAAACGTGAAATGTTAGTTGAGGCAGGTATCGAGGACAAAGCTGTCATTGACAATATTATGCAAGCGTACGGTGCAGGTATTGAAAATGCCAAGTCACAAGCCAAGTCGGAACTAAAAGCCGAAAACGACACATTAAAACAACAGCTTGAGCAACAAACCCAAGCTATCAATGATCTACAGGCCAAAGAGGGATCTAGCGCTGAAAGCAAACAACAGCTTGAAGAACTAAAAGCCCAATTTGACCAGTACAAGCTGGATAGTGAGGCAAATCTTGCTCAGGTAACTAAAACAAACGCTGTAGCCCTTGCTTTGAAAGACGTAGGAGCTTACAACTCAGAGGATTTGATGAAATTCATTGACCTAGACAAAATCGAGCTAGGAGAAGATGGAAAACCTCAATTAGAGGACACAATCAACTCACTCAAAGAGTCAAGCCCTTACCTATTCCAAGCTGAGGACAAGCAGCCTAACCCTAATATCTCTGTGCACGGAAATCCACCAGCAGAAACTGGAAACGATCATCTAAGCGCAGAGGAAAAAGCCCTATTTGCAGGCTTTGATAGCGTATAAAACCAAAAATAAAGAAAAGAGGAATATTACACATGGCAGTAAATTACGCAGCTAAATTTGATGAAAAAGTAGATGAGCGCTTTGCTAAAGAGGCCCTGTCTAATGGTATTGTTAACCAAGATTTTGATTTTCTTGGAGTTGACACCGTCAAGGTCTACTCTATCCCAACATCAGGAATGAATGACTACAAGACAACTGGGCAAAATCGCTACGGTGACGCTGAGGAACTTGGAAATACAGTTCAAACTATGACAATGAAGAAAGACCGCTCTTTCACATTCACGATTGACAAGAAATCTGAACAGGACACAAATGGTGTCATGGAGGCTGGAAAAGCCCTTGCACGTCAGTTGTCAGAAGTCGTTATCCCAGAGGTAGACACTTACCGTTTTGCAACAATCGTAGCTGGTGCAGATACAGATCATATCGCTACTGGTTCAGTAACTAAAACAAATGCCTACGAGCTTGTACTTGATGGTCAGGTTAAACTAACTGACGCCTTCGTCCCAACAGCTGGTCGCATCTTGCATGTATCTCCTAAATTCTACAAACTCATCAAGCTTGACCCAACTTTTGTGAAAAATTCTGACCTTGGCCAAGAGATCACTATCAAGGGTCAAGTAGGTATGATTGACGGCTTACCAGTAGTTTTGACACCTACATCACGATTGCCACAAAATGTAGAGTTTATTATTGCTCATCCTGTGGCTACTCCATCTCCTATTAAGTTGGAAGACTACAAGATCCACGATAACCCACCAGGAATTAACGGCAAGCTCGTTGAGGGTCGTATCCGTTACGACGCTTTTGTTCTTGACAACAAGAAGAAAGCTATCTACGTTCACAAATCAGCTTAGTGAAAGGGGATAAAAATGAACGATTCTAACATTGAAGAGACTTTGGTTGTATCTAAAGAAACTGAAGAGGAGCCAGAAGTAAAAGATCCAAAAACATTGAAAAAAGATGGAGTAACGTTTACTCTATCTGACCCGATTATGATTTCAGCCTTTGAAAATCAAGGATACGAAGTGGAGGAATAAAATAAATGGCTAAATTTAAAGCTAAAACAAACTTTTTTATGGCAAAAACAGGGCAGCAGTTTGATGCAAATAATGCGTATGAAATGACAGTTGCTGAAGCGGATGAAATTAATAGACAGACACTTGCGGAATATGGAGACAACTGGCTAGAAGAAATCGAGCAAGTTGTCCCATCTCAAGAACCAACTTCAGATGTAATCCCAGGGCTTTCTGAGAATCCAGATTATTTAATTTAAGGCGGTAAAGTCATGACCTACTTAACAAAAGATGAATTTAAGGACTTTGGTTTTGATGAAGTTGAGGAGTTTGAAAAGCTACTAAAGAGGGCAGAGATTGCTATCAACCTCTTTCTTAACAATTTCTACAGCTTTGTAGACTTTGAAAAAGAAATTGAGCACAGAAAGCAAGCTGTCAAACTGGCTACGGCTTTCCAGGTAGCATATTTGGACGCTAGTGGGATCACTACGGCTGATGATAAGCAATCAGTCTCTACTGTGGTTCTAGGGCGCACTCATATCACCTACCAAAACTCATCTAGCCAGTCTTTAGAGAGTGCTAGGTATAACTTATCACTTGACGCCTTGAATACTCTGAAATCGGTAGGATTTGGCTTTAGGGGGGTAGGTTATGACAGACATTGATAAACGGTTATTGATTGATACTGTAACAATTCAGAAAACCACAGGAGAAAAAGACGGATGGGGTAAAGAAGTATTTGAGAGCCCAGTGACCCTTAGAACTGTTAGGTTTGACAGACAGTATCAAGTCAAAGGTACGAAGAACAACCGTAAAGAGTCCAAGCCTAGTACGTTATTTGTGTACCCTAAATATTGCCCAATCGTCTTAGACAAGACCTTTGAAAATGCCATTATCAACGACGGAGAACGTGAGTACAGAGTGACCTCTGTGGTTCCTGTCAGTTATCCACACAAACAAAAAGTATTTTGCTATGAAGTGGAGTGTATCTGATGGGAATAGGCGTATCTGTCAAGATTGATTTAAAAGGTATTGAGAAAAAGGTATCCCCACAGGCACTAGCTAAGGGGAAGTTAGCTATCGCTAATCAAATGTTGACTGACTTTACCCCTTTTATTCCTCGAAAGAGTGGAGACTTAAGTGGTAGCGGTCAGGCTACTAAGGATGGGGTTAAATATCCTGGACCTTACGCTAGAGCTCAATTCTACGGATCGAGCTATAACAAGAATAGGAGTTTTGTCTTTAAGAAGTACACGACTCCTGGAACAGGCAAGCGGTGGGACTTGAAAGCCTCAGCGTTATATCTTGATGATTGGAAGAAAACGGGTCTAAGAGCAATGGGAGTAAAAGCATGAATAACAATGATTTTTCAGAAGTCCTTAGAGATTTCATCAACACACTAAACCTCCCTCTGACTTGTAAGCTAGATTACTTATCAGAGAGGGAGGATTTAGTCCTTTATCCTTTGCCAGGTGGGAAGATTTTAACAGAGTACATGAACGGTAAGCAGGATATTAGCCTTGTATTTGAGGTGGCAATCAAAACGACTGATCACCAGAAGACAAGCTCTATCCTGTGGGCCATCAATCATGCTCTCGCCGATTTTAATCTGGAACTACCTAGCAAAAATAATTCATATCAATTCAGAGGCCTTGAAGTATCACAGCCATTCCTAAATGACCGTGATGAGCAAGGTTTTTATATTTACATGTTAGATGTAACGGCAAAACTTGAAACAAATGGAGGAAACTAAATGCCAAAAATGAAAAACGCCAAACGCAAACACTTTCTTGCGCCATGGTTACCAACAGCACCAGCTACTGAGCCAGGTAATGACGCCTGGAAATGGCTTGCGGACGGAGTAAAAACCGCCGAGGCTGAAAATGACGAGGATACAGATGACATTGCATACTACAACGGCGACGGCACCAAAAAAACTGTAGTGATGTCTGTTAAGAGTGGTTACAGTTTTGAGGGCGATTACATCAAAGAGGATGAAGCTCAGGCAATTGTTGCAGCTATGCGCTTTAAAACTGGAGATGACCGTAATGTCTGGTTTAAAGTGGTAGACGCTGATGGCAAAACTCAATATGTCGGAGTCGCTACTGTCTCAGGTATCCAAATTGGAGGCGGAGATGCGTCTGAGTATGAGACCTTTAAGTGCACTATCAGCTGGAATGTGGCGCCTAAACAGTCTGCTGTAGTCGGTTGATGATTTGATCTAGGGGAGTGAACAGGCTCCCCTTTTTATTTTTGATTTTAAAAAATTAGTAGGAGAGAAAACAAATGGTAGTAATTAAGAAACGTGACAATGTCATCCCTGTTGATTTTGGAGAGTTCAGGCTTGAATTTGTAGCCAATGACAAAAACATCCACAAAATGGAGTCAGTTGGTAAAAAGCTCAAAAAAGACGGCGAAAAACTAGCCAACACAGAAGACAGTAAGGCCTTTGAAACTTTACAAGACTTGGTAAAAGGGTCATGGACAGAGCTGTTTGACCAAGACGCTTATAACAAGGTCTATGATTTCTCTAACGGCTCGACTGTCGATACTATGGCTTACTTGCTTGAGGCTATCACAGGGGTTATCTCAGAATGGGAGAAACGCAACAATACAGATGCCCTCAAAAAATATCTAGGTGACTGACATGCTGGACCTATCAAGGAAATTGACAGATGAGTTAGTCCTTGGTGATGATGTGTATCCAATGAATATCGCTTTTAACAAGGTTTTGAAAGTGGTGGAGCTGATCAATGATGATGACATTGACGAGCTTTACAAGCCTTTCCTGGCTATTCAAATCTTGACCGATGTAGATTTTACTCAGGCTTTAACTCCTGAACAAGCTACAGCAATCTTTAAGATGATATTTGAGGAGCATATTAGAATTATTCCAGCTAAAGACACAGCACCAGTGCTAGATTTGGCAGGGAACCCAATCAAAAGCAAGATACGCTCTAGGAGCCAATCTGAGGGAGGAGATCGTCTCTTTAGCTTGAAGTACGACGCTGAGTATATTTACTCATCATTTCTCCAGGCTTACGGAATTGACCTAATAGACGCTCAGAACAGCCTACACTGGAAGAAGTTCAACGCTTTACTCAATGGCCTGCCTAGTGATACTAAATTTGCTGAGGTGCTAAAAATACGCTCTTACAAGCCTCAAAAGGGAGATAGTAAGCAGTATAAGGAGAACATGAGGGAACTCAAAAAAGAGTATGCTCTACCTGATGAATTTGACTACTAATTTTAGAAAGGAGGTACATAATGGCAGATGGTTCAGTTACTATCAAGGTTGATATGGATGGCTCTAATGCTCAATCAGGAGTAAGCAAGCTTAAAGCTCTATTCGGTGGACTTGAAAACGCAGGCTCGAAAGTAGGGTCTGTTTTTAAGTCTGTCTTAGGAGCTAATCTGATTAGTTCTGCCCTTACTACAGGAATTGGGACTATTACAAGTGGTGTCCGTGAAATGGCCTCTGAGCTAAACAGTTCACAGAAAGCTTGGAAAACCTTTGAGGGGAACCTACAGGCCTTTGGGCGATCAGCTGAGGAAATCAAGGCAGCTAAGACCGAAATGCAGGACTTTGCAACCAAAACCATCTACTCAGCCTCTGATATGGCTAGTACTTACTCGCAACTTGACGCAGTTGGGACTAAGAATGTTGGTAGTCTAGTTAAGGCCTTTGGTGGACTTGCAGCCTCTGCTGAAAACCCAGCCCAAGCCATGAAATCATTGTCAACTCAGGCGACACAGATGGCAAGTAAACCTAAAATAGCTTGGATGGACTTTAAGATCATGATGGAGCAAGCTCCTGCTGGTATGGCAGCTGTCGCAAAAGAGATGGGAATGTCTACTGCTGAGCTTGTAAAAGCCGTCCAAGACGGAAAAGTCAAGACAGAGGACTTTTTTGACGCCATGAACCGAGCAGGGAACTCAGACGCTTTTCAAAAGATGGCTACAGAGTTCAAAACGGTTGACCAGGCCATAGATGGGGCAAAAGAAAGCCTATCTAATAAACTTATGCCAGCCTTTGAAAAACTTAACAAGTTTGGAATTAAGGCAGTCAATGCAATATCTGACGCTCTTGAAAAAATTAATTTTGATAGCATGGCTGAAAAGCTAGGTGCGTTCTTAGAGAGTATAGACATTGAGGGGGTTGTCACTAGAATCAGCACATCAATCTCTAATTTTGTTGGTAAAATTAAAACTTTCTGGCAAGCATTCTCAAATACAGGAGCAGTTACTGCTTTTGTCGAGGCTATTAAGAGCATTTCAGGAGCGATTGGTCATGTGTGGGATAGTTTGACAGCATCAGAAGTGTTGACAACCTTAGGAAGTGTACTAGGCAATATTGTAAAGTGGCTTTCTCAGGCTGCAACCGCAGTAGCTAACTTTGTTTCAGGCTTAGATCCAGGGACAATCCAAAGTGTAGCAACGGCGATTATTAGCATAGGTACAGCTTTGATAGGCATCAAGGCGGGAGTCAAGATTGCTCAGGCTCTAAAAACAGCCTTTGATTTTGGTAAGAATCTAGTTAGTTTAGTAAGTAACATTCTAGGATTGACAACAGCCCAACTTGCTAACGCTGGAGCAAGTGCCGCAATGAGCGCAGGGAATACAGCAGTTGGGACAACGGCATCCGCAAGTGCTGGCTCTGTCTTAAGATTGGCCGCTGCAGTTCTTATGATTGGCGCAGGGGTCTTGATGGCTGCCGCTGGTGTTTATGTCCTGGTACAGGCAGCTATACAACTTGCCTCAGCTGGAACTGGTGCACAGGTTGCAATGCTTGCCATTGTAGCAGGTATTGCCTTGCTTGCTGTGGGAGCAGCTACATTAGGTCCAGCATTGACAGCAGGAGCTGTAGGTATTTTAGCTTTTGGAGCTTCCGTTGCTCTTATTGGTGCTGGTATTGCAGTTGCTGCTCTTGGGATTTCTGTACTTGTTACAGCTATCTCTAACGGAATGACTCAGATTATTAACGCCATATCTGCAAATGCACCACAAATTGTAACAATTATCCAGGCTATTGCTGATGGTATCAGTACAGCTATGAGTGGTATTGCTGGCATTATTGCTTCTATTGGAGGAGTGATCTCTACAGCTTTGCAAGGCATTGCTAATATCTTTACATCAGTTGGGCAAGCAATATCTACTGCCGCTCAAGGAATCGGTAAAGGTATTGAGAGTGCTTTTAATGGTATTTCCAATGTCATCACCTCTGTAGGTAATGCTATCAAGAGTGTATTAGATGGCCTTGCTAATGTATTCAATTCTATTGGTACGGCTGCTCAAAAAGCAGGAAATGGATTTAAGCAGTTAGCTCAAGGGGTGGTAATGATCACCAATACCAACCTTGGGGATATGGCAGCATCTTTAGCCGCTGTTGCTATTTGCGTAGGTAAAATCTCAGGAGCAAGCGCTGGCATGGCTAGCGTTGGTGCAGGTATGCAGGCACTGGGAGCAGGTCTACTCACAATACAAGCCAGCGGAGCCATGGCCGTTGCTGTACTAACAACAATGGCAAGCACCATTCCTACAATTTCAGCCTCTGTAACTACTTTAGCCCCAGCGATGACATTGGCTGGTACTGCTATGAGTGCCTTTGCAACATCAGTAATGACCTCTTTTGTAGGTTTATCAGGGGCAACAGCTAGCATTACTATCCTACAAAGTGGGTTAGTTGCTTTGTCAAGTTCAATGTTGATGGCACAGGCTGGAGCCCTAGCTATATCAGCAGGATTTACAGCAATCAGTGGAGTTGTGAGTGCTTTAGTTGGCGTACTTGGTACAATACCAGGTCAGTTTACACTGATTACCACATCAGCAATCATGGCAACTACTGCCATTATGCAGTTAGCTACATCCGCTCCTATGGTTGCCTCGGCCTTTTCTAGTATCTCGGCAGCTGCTGGATCAGCAATGTCTTTACTCAATTCTGTTGTGCAGTCAGCAATGTCTCAAGCTGTAGCAATAATGCGCTTAAGCATGCAACAGATGGTGTCTGTGGTCCTGCAATCGGCAACTCAGATGACTCAAGCCGGTCAACAGGCAGGTCGTGGGGTCTCTAATGGCATTACTAACGGCATCCGCTCAGGAATTGGGTCAGCAACGGCTGCAATGTCAGCTATGTTAAGCTCAATCCGTTCTAGGGCAATGTCAGGGGCTGGAGCTATGCGTTATGCAGGGAGCATGATTGGGCAAGGTTTAGCGCAAGGTATGTACTCAGCACTTGGGGCTGTCACTGCGGCAGCTAATGCGCTTGTCGCTCAAGCTGAGAGAGCAGCGCAAGCTAAGGCTAAAATCCATAGTCCGTCACGACTATTTAGAGACAATGTAGGTAGATACATTGCTCAAGGTATTGCCGTGGGTATTGAACAGAATAGCTCTGATGTGGTTGATAGTCTGGCATACGTTCAGAAAGAGATGTCAGCGTTCAAATTTGGCGCTGAGGACTTGCTAGGTTTAGGGAAACATACTGTATCTAGTCAGTTTAGACTCAAATCACTCACAGAACGAGCAGAAACAAGCCAAATCGAGGTTATTCGTGACCAGGCTGACAAAGTCCTGGCTAGAGCTCTTGAAGTGGCTGAGGAGGCTGTCAAGCGCCCTGTGAATATGGTGCTAGATGACGGTGCTCTAGTTGCTAAAATCGGACAACCAATGACTAACTATCAAAATGACAAGCTAATGCTAGATAACATGATGAGAGGTATTATCTAATGAATAATGACACAATCACAATCAATGGATTTGACCTCTCTGAGGTTATTGACATTATAGACATCATCCGTCCAGTAGGTAACGAGCGCCATATCACTACTAATGACGCACCACTTTTGGGAGTCAATCTGCAAGAGGTAAGGACAGGCGCTAAAATCATCAAAGTCAAGTTTGCCATGCAATATGGGAACGGCATGACACTTGAAACGGCTAAGCACAAACTAGCTGGCATTTTTAACACTTCTGAAGCTGTCAAAATTGTCATTTCAGACGAGCCTGACAAGTATTACATGGGTCTAGTATCTGGCTCTGTGGACATGGACAACATTACTAGATGGTTCCAAAAGGGCAGTTTTGACCTGGTTATCCCTGACGGAGTAGCTCACAGCTCAACCTATAAGCGTTTTGATAACGGACAAGAGCAACCTGACAAGGTTGTTTTTAATTTGGTCAATAATGGTAACGTCCCAGCTTTTCCTGTGATAACAGTCAAAAACAACGCTGAAAACGGCTATATAGGCCTGGTTAATACTAGCGGAGCCTTTGAAGTTGGAGACCGTGAGGAGGCTGATACAGGGATAGTTAAGAAATCCGAAATCTTAATGGATTTTAGAGGCGATAAAATCTCAACTGGTTTTTCCCAAGCATTAAAAAATCAAGGCGTTACAAATGATAATACGGAGTATGTGGTAGGAACCGCTGAAAGAATAAATCTCTGGGAGCGTCCCCATATTAAATTAAAAAATCTACGAGGTGAAACTAAATTACACAACTATGCTACTAGTCTAACTTGGACTATCCCGAATGATAGTGTAGGAGAAATCGGGTCTTTAAACGATTATCTTTGGTGGCGACAAGTCTTTTGGTCTGAAGCTCTTAATCAGTATGGTTTTATTAAAATTACTATTTCTGACACTAACGATAAATTCTTATACGGCGTGGAGAGTTTCAAAAGGTCTCTGGGCTCAGAATGTGAATATAACTTCTTTGCTAGCGATGGCAAGGGTAGCTATAACATTCTGAAACGTTGGGAATTTGACGGAAGCACTACAGGAGACATTAACCCTTTTAGTGTAGCTAGAGGCTGGTCAGATTTGAAACGGAATGATGACAAGGTACAAGTCTTTTATCGTGGCTCTTACTTTACTTTCACAGTTCCTGAAATAAAGGGCAGAAAGTCAGCTAAGATCCATGTGACATTGGGGGCATATCGAGATTATCCAATGGTCTCTCATATGTATCTTGATGAATTGTATTATCGCAAAGACTTTGTCAAAACAATCGGAGATGTGCCTAACCGCTATCCAATCGGCTCGAATGTTGTGCTAAACAGCGAGAATGACACTGTCACAGTGGACGGCCTTGAGAAGATTGTGGATGTTGTAGATGGTTCAAGTTTCTTGACTATTCCACCTGGAAACAGTCAGCTTGAGGTCTATTGCTCAAGTTGGGTCAAGACCAAACCCACTGTCAAAGTAGAATTTAAAGAAAGGTATCTATAACAATGTTATTGACAATACATGACTCAAATTTGAGAAAAGTGGCTTTTATCGACAATGACAAACAGGATACATTGAACTATTTCAATGACACCTGGACAAGATACCTGGAAACTGGTTCTAGTACCTTTGATTTTACAGTCTTTAAAAAGGCAATTATCTCAGATGTAGGCAAAAAGAGGGCTTATAATTCTCTCAATGAGAAGGCATTTGTGTCATTCCATTACAAAGGCAAGACATACCTGTATACAATCCGAAAGGTTGAAGAAAACGAGAAGGTCATTAAATGCTACGGTATCAACCTAAACCTTGAGCTAATCAATGAGTACTCTATTCCTTACAAATCGCCTAAGGCTATGAGCTTTAAGGAATTTTGTGAGGAGATGGACTTGCTTAACTATACTTTCTTGAAAATCGGTATCAATGAGGTTGCTAATAAGAAAATCTCTGCTGAGTGGGAGGGCACAGACACTAAACTTAACAGACTACTCAGTCTAGCTAAGAAATTTGGTGCAGAAATTGAGTTTGACACGCGTCTCAACGCTGACAGCTCTATCAAGTCATTCACGGTTAACATCTATCACGAGCACGATGATACCCATCAAGGGGTAGGACAAATCAGTCCAACCATCTTGAAGTATGGTAAAAACCTCAAGACGATTACTAGGACGATTGATAAGACTGGTATCTATAATACGATTGTCCCAACAGGTAAGGATGATAAAGGCAACGTAGTTGATATTAGGGGTCTTGGACCTTGGTCAGTCAACAACTCAAAGGGAGAACGTGAGTTTTACCAGTCAGGGGCTGCTTTGTATGCCCCTCTTTCAATGCAGATGTATCCATCTACTTTCACTCATGCTACTGGAGAGCTTGACCAGTGGATAAGAAAAGACATGACTGTAGAGAGTTCAAATCCTGAGGTTATCCGCTCAACGGCCTACCGTGAGCTCAAGAAAAACTGTTATCCAGCAGTCACTTATGAGGCTGAGGGCTTTGCGGATCTTGAAATAGGAGACACGGTAAAAGTCTATGATGACGGCTTTAGCCCTACTCTTTTACTTGAGATGAGGGTGTCTGAGCAAGTCATCAGCTTTACCAATCCTAGAAACAATAAAACGACTTTTTCAAATGCTAAGGCGCTTGAAAATCGTCTATCTCAAGGAATTCAGCAGCAACTAGACAGGATGATAGAGGACGCTAAGCCCTACACTATCAAACTAGCTACAGACAATGGTATAGCCTTTAAAAATGGCCAAGGTCAGACCATTGTGACCCCTACTCTCATGAGAGGGAATAAGGTTATCAACAGCGGATGGCGTTGGGTCGTTGATGGTGTAATCAAAGCCACAAGCCCTAGTTACATTGTCCGAGGCTCTGACATCAATCAAAAGATGGTTTTGACGGTATCAGCATGGGTGGATAACAAAGAGGTAGCCTCTGAGCAGTTGACTCTCATTAATACATCGGATGGGCTACAAGGTCCGAAAGGAGACACTGGACCACAGGGAGCAATAGGTCCGAAAGGAGACAGAGGAGAAAAAGGCGAAAAGGGAGACCGTGGGGAACGTGGGCTCCAAGGACTCCAAGGCTTGCAAGGTGTTAAGGGTGACCAAGGTATTCCAGGAGTTAGAGGAGCGGACGGACGTACACAGTACACTCACATAGCTTATGCTGATACTATCTCAGGTAGTGGATTTAGCCAGACTAACGCTGACAAGGCTTATATAGGAGTGTACGTTGATTTTAATGCAACTGATAGTGTCAACCCTGCTGACTATCGCTGGAAGAGGTGGAGAGGCTCAGATGGTTTAAACGGTAAAGACGGACCTCAAGGTATTCCAGGTAAACCAGGGGCTGATGGTCGGACTCCATATTTTCATAGGGCATGGGCTAATTCTGCTGATGGCCGTGATAGTTTTAGCACCTCTGATAGTACTAACAAGCGCTATTTAGGTACGCTAACGGATTTCACTGAGGCAGATAGTCAGGATCCTGGAAGTTATAAGTGGACAGCTTTATTTGGGACGACAGAGCAATCAGGTAACATTTTACTTGACTCAAATACTGGATGGAGAAATAAACATCAGCAAGACTTCATCTTGGCTGAACCTTTAAAATCTGGTAAGCAGTACACTCTAAGCGCCAAATGGTGGAGGAGTGATAACAGTACACTTATTTTTGGAATTCGTGAAAATCCTAGCGATAATTGGCAGTGGATAAAGCTATCATATAGCTTTGAGTTGGATGTTTGGAGCGCTACTTTTACATCTAATAAAAATCTTAACACTGGCGATACTGTTTCATTTTTTACCGGAGAACTCGAAGGGATCGGTAATGCTGATTGGGCCGTTTTAACAGTTGGAGCCATACCAATGACGAGCTGGCAACCTCACTGGTCAGAGACTCAAAAACAACTAGATTCTAAAGCCGACCAAGGGCTAACGCAGGAGCAACTGAACGCTCTCAATGAAAAGGCTGGAGTTATTCAAGCTGAGTTAGAGGCCAAGGCTAGCGCTGACACGCTTGATAACTGGATTAAAGCCTATCAGGATTTTGTTAAATCTAACGAAACGGCTAGAGTTCAAGCTGAGAAAGATTTGATTTCAGCTAGTCAGCGTGTCTCTAATATCGCTAAAGACTTAGGAGAATTGTCTGACCGTTGGAATTTCATTGATACTTACATGAGCTCATCAAATGAGGGGTTAGTCATTGGTAAGAATGACGGTTCATCTAGTATGCTGTTTAGTCCGAATGGCCGGATTTCAATGTATTCAGCAGGGGTTGAGGTTATGTATATTAGTCAAGGTGTTATCCATATTGAGAATGGTATATTCTCAAAAACTATTCAAATCGGACGATTTAGAGAAGAACAGTATCATATCAATCCAGACATGAACGTGATTAGATACGTAGGAGGTAACTAATGGCTGAATTTTGGTCAAATAATGATAGGAGCTATTATCTCAGACTGTGGGTAGACCAAGTATCCCAAAATATATCTGACAATAGCAGTCAAGTAAGGATAAGACTTGCTTTGACAAACGGTGCTCATACATTTGCAGATTATGACTGTACTGCCTCTGTAACCGTTGACGGTCAGACTTTGAGCTGGTCAGGTCGTCCATCTATGTTGAGTCAAAATAGCTCAATTATGTTGATTGATAAGACAGTAACAATCAGACATGATAACGATGGTAAAAAATCGTTTGGGCTGTCTGCTGCATTTAGCGGTGGTGGTGGATGGTCACCAGGAACACTTTCAATCAGTAGGAACTCATTCACGCTCTCAACGATACCACGCTCAAGCTCTGTAAGCGTGAGCGCTGGGGCCATTGGCAGTGCGGTTACCGTCAACATCAACCGTCAAAGCTCCAGTTTTAAGCATACCGTGCGCTATGCCTGGGCAGGTAAGTCAGGGACGATTGCAACGAATGTAGACACATCCACAACATGGACGATCCCTATGGACTTTGCCAACGATATCCCAAACTCTGCTAGTGGAACAGGGGCTATCTACGTAGATACCTATTCAGGTTCTACTAAGACAGGCACACAGTCAACCACATTCACGGCAAGCGTGCCAGCTAATGTCAAGCCTAATTTTACAGGGATATCATTATCAGACTTAAATAGTACTGCTCAGAACCTTATCCCAAACGGAAACACGTTCATCCAGGTAATCTCTAACATCAAAGTAGCGTTTAATGGCGCAGTTGGTTCCTACGGTTCATCAATAACTGGATACTACGCTGAAATCGTTGGCAAAAACCAGTCTACAAGTTCAAACGGTGGTAGTTTAGGTATCATGAACTACCACGGCACAATCAAAATCAGAGCAAGAGTATCCGATAGCCGTGGACGCTGGTCTGATACTAGAGAGATATCCGCGACAGTTCTTGAGTATTTTGCCCCTGCTCTCAGCTTTAGCATAGCAAGGACAGGGTCAACCTCTAGCACATTGACGGTCACTAGAAACGCCAAAGTAGCCCCTCTGACTGTATCAGGAAGTCAAAAGAACACAATGACTTTGACTTTCAAGGTTGCAAGACTAGGAACTAATGCTTTTTCAGTTGACAATGGTCAAGCGACTGGTACCTGGTCAAGTATTTCAAGTCTAGTCAATTCACGGGCTAATCTTTCAGGGAATTATCTAGCTAATCAGTCATGGGTTGTCATTGGTATCCTTGAGGACAAATTCACTCGTACTGAGTTTATGGTCAACGTGGCCACTGAAAGCGTGGTATTCTCTTATGACCGTTCAGGTGTCGGTATCAACAAAATCAGGGAGCAAGGCGCTCTTGATGTCAAGGGCAACATCTACGCAGACAACAAACCCATACAGCAATATCAGCTGACTGATAACAATGGAGGTCTAGGTAGAGGTAGTGCTCAATGGAATGATGTTTGGAATAAGCAAGGCACGGAGTTCGGGTGGAGGTCTGGTAAATACGATGACAATCCAACAGGTAGAAATGGCGACTGGGGTCTGTATCAAAATTTTTGGCTTGATAGTTGGAAAGGCGTCCAATTTTTCACAGGGTTAAGCTCAAATAGGTTTTTCTTTAGGACTTACAACAATAATAGTAGATGGAGTCCATCTCAATGGAAAGAGATTGCTACTGTTCAAGAAACAGTCAAGAGGAAAATTGAGCTAGGTTGGTTTATCAACGGTAACGTAACAAGAAATGGCAATCTTGTCACAATTTCAACCGAAAGAAAAATTGCAGACATTGCCACAATTTCAGACTATCGAGAAGTCAAAGAAACAATACCAGCTGGATTTAGACCAGCTCAAGAGGTTAACTTGGTTTTACAAGGATTGTCTGACTCAACAGTAACAGGCACAGCTATCTTACACCTTGCCTCAGATGGAAAAATCCGTCTGACAAGTAAAGCGCCAGGAAACAAATACTGGACAGGCACAATAACTTATATTACAAATGACCCTTACCCTTAATAAACGAAAGGAATATATATGAAACTAGAATACGGGACAAAGTCCTTGGAATATGACGGCAGTGGAACAGCATCAGCTACCAAGGTCACACTTGTCAACTCAAGCGGTGCTATCGTACCTATTTTGTTACCGGCTGATAAAATCAGCTTGTCTAATACTGAACTCTTTGAGTTAGCTCTTGAGGCTCATTATCAAGAGAATTTTCCACAGCGTGCTGAAAATGAAAAATTCAATAAAGTAGATGAGCAGCTAAAACAAAATAAAGAAATGGCTGCTAGATTAGAACAAGCTGGAACCGAAAACAAGGAAAACTTGGACACGGTATCAGCTATCACTGAGGTCTTGATTGCCTTGGCAGTATCTCAAAATGGAGGTATGCCTACCAACGCCTATGGCAAGGTGGCAGCATTTGTTAAGCCACTAGTCAAGAGTACACGCTACTCAAATGGAGACATCATTGCCATGCCTTATCCATTTGAAAATAATGCCAAATGGCCAAGTGGAACCAAGACTATCTTTAAGTTTCAGATGCAGGCTAATGAGGGCTATACATACAAGGACCAGGCTCTTGCTGAGATGCTACAGCAAGGTGTATTGACCGTGGTCATGCCACGTATTGAGTAAGGGGGATTTTATGTCATGGTCTGAAATAATCGAGAAAATAATACATGCGATCACTCAACTTGCTCCTACTATCGGTGTCATCGCTACTGGTTGGTTTGGGATGCGAGCAAGTAAAGCAGGGAATCTCAATCAAGAACAGTTCAAGGAGTTGAAAGGGGAATTGAGCACTATCCATGCAATCGGTGAGGAGAACAAGCAAAATATAACTGAAATCAACAACAAGCTGGCTGTGCATGATGAAGCACATCTAGCTACTATGTATCTACGGCTGGAGCGTGATATTACTGTTGCTCTCAAGCGTGGTTATACAAGCGTTCACGAGTCGGATATTATCCACAAAATGCACTCAAGTTACAAAAAACTAGGTGGGAATGGGCGCATCGATGCCCTGTTTAATAAATTTGTAAATTTAGAAATTGCGGAGGAAAATACAAATGCAACAGATTAATGAAATTATCACAAATGGAGCAATCAGCATCCTTGTTATTTTAGCAGGGGTAACAGTTAAGGCAGTCAAGGACTACCTGGTTCAAAAAGGTGGAGAGAGAACCATCAAAATCGTTGAAATCTTGGCCAAAAATGCGGTCAACGCTGTTGAGCAGGTCGCTTCTGAAACCGGATATAAAGGTGAGGAGAAGCTGGAACAGGCTCGTGATAAAATCCGTGCAGAGCTTACCAAATATAACATTAGCATGACTGACAAGGACCTCGATACATTTGTCGAGTCAGCGGTCAAGCTGATGAATGATACCTGGAAAGGAGAGTAATGATGGTAGAAATCATTAACCATACAATTTTTAATGGAATTTCAGGATCCCGACCAACTGAGAGACCAAAATATTATGTTTTACATAATGATGCTGGCTCAAAAAGTGCAAAGGCCTATATCGAATGGCTCCAAGAACGATATGACAATGGCCGGTCTGAACTTGGTTTTGCTCATTACTACATCACAAGAGATGCAATTGTGCGAGTCGAAGACACATACAATGGTTCATGGTCTGCTGCTAACTACGATGCTAACATGAACTCTCTTAGCTATGAAGTATGCCAGCAGTTAAGCGCATCAGATGCCGAGTTCATTGAAAATGAAAACATGGTATTAAGACAAATGGCCGAGGATATGACTTATTACGGTGATACTCCGAACTATTCAAATATCAAGTTTCACAATGAATTTTCTAGCACATCATGCCCTGCTCGTTCCCTTGAATTGCACGGGGGATACAATGACAGCTTGCGTGACTATGTGATTGCTAAAATTAAGCATTATCAATCCCTTGGTTCAACTGTTCAAGAAATGCTTGATAACGAGGGTAATCAGGAAGGTTGGAAGAGAAATTCAACTGGCTGGTGGTATGTCAACGCAGATGGAAGCTACCCAACGAATAAATGGCAGAAGATCAACAATGTCTGGTATTACTTTGACAGTAATGGCTACATGAAAGCTAACTCATGGCACAAGCATTCAGATGGGTACTGGTATTACTTGCTACCAAATGGCGCAATGGCCACTGGTTGGGTACTTATCAGTAACAAGTGGTATTACTTCAAAGAAGATGGCAAGATGGCCACTGGTTGGGTCAAGTACAAGGAGCACTGGTACTATCTCGATTACCAAAAAGGAGAGATGGTATCAAATGCTTTTATCCAGTCAGCTGATAAAAAAGGCTGGTATTACCTCAAACCAGACGGTAGCATGGCAGATAAGCCAGAGTTTACTGTTGAGCCTAACGGGCTCATTACTACAAAATAAATAGAAAGGAAACTTTCTAAATTGTTCTTTCACCGCAGGCCCAGGCTTGCGGTTTTTTGTTTGCTCTGAAAGTACTTTCTGAATTAAAAAAAGTAATGATTTTTTCACTACTTTTTTATTTTTTTACGAATAGATAAGTAAGGAGGAAGAAAATATGAACATTTTGAAGATTGAACTAGCAAATGTAGAGCAGACAGACTTAGGTTTTGAGCATTGGGTAGATGTGACTTACACTGTCCCAATTTTGAAAAACGAATACACGGTCAAGCTGTTATTATTCATGGAATGCAAGATAGAGGACCAAGAGGTTATTGAGTATCTAGTATCAACTTGGAAGTATCGGGATCTCGTGCTGCATTCATTGCAGATGTATGAGATGGAAAAAATCAATAATTTTACTATCCTTGATCGAGATGTTGGTGGTCTTGCTCATCATCAGTGTGCTTCTATTACTCTTTGTACCTAATCTGACCAAGCAAAAAGAAGCAGTCAACGACAAAGGAAAAGCTGCTGTTGTTAAGGTGGTAGAAAGCCAGGCAGAGCTTTATAGCTTGGATAAAAATGAAGATGCTAGCCTAAGCAAGTTACAAGCAGATGGGCGTATTACTCCTGAACAGGCTAAAGCCTATAATGAATACTATACTAAAAACGGAGGAGCAAATCGTAAAGTCAATGATTAAGGCCTTTACCATGCTGGAAAGTCTATTAGTTTTGGGTCTTGTGAGTATCCTTGCCTTGGGCTTGTCCGACTCTGTCCAGTCCACTTTTGCGGCGGTAGAGGAGCAGATTTTCTTTATGGAGTTTGAAGAACTCTATCGGGAAACACAAAAACGTAGTGTAGCCAGTCAGCAAAAGGCTAGTCTAAACTTAGATGGGCAGACGATTAGCAATGGCAGTCAAAAGTTGACAGTTCCTAAAGGAATTCAAGCACCATCAGGACAAAGTATCACATTTGACCGAACTGGGGGTAATTCGTCCCTAGCTAAGGTTGAATTTCAGACCAGTAAAGGAGCGATTCGTTATCAATTATATCTAGGAAATGGAAAAATTAAACGCATTAAGGAAGCAAAAAATTAG